TTGCAATACCAAAGAGATTACCAATGATATTTTCAACAGTAAGAGTTTCTGTAGATGGATTATATGTTAGATGACTATTGTCAGTATCAATATACATCCTCTTATAATCAGTTGCACCTTGCTCACTAAAGATGACCTGAAAATCAGTATTGGTGTTTATTTCATCTACATTGATATTATCCGCACCAGTTGCAATACCAGATACATTACCTACAAATCTAGTACAAGATAGTACATTTGTAGAAGGAACATAGGTTAGTTGATTAACATCGGAGTCAATTAAGTGAAGTGGGTAGTTTGAACCCAGACCTACATTGTTTACAAAAGAAACCTGATGTGTAGCACTACTACTTGTAGTCTGAACACTAACTCTATCCGCACCAGTAGAAACACCAATGAATGCTGTTTGGTCCTGTCTTACTGTAACAATACCAGCACTTACACTGTAGTTATTACTCTTGATGTTATTGATTGTACCGATACCCGATACATAGATGTTCTCAAAATCTGCATAACCATCACTATCTAATCTTTGTCTAACTGTTGCTACACCAACATCAATCTGTTTACCATTATTCTGTAGATATATTGTTGCACCCATACCAGCAACATTAGATGCTTGGTAGAAAAGTCTATTCGGTGCATCGAATGGAACTCTGATAGTCAGAATACCAACCTGAGTACCATTACCATCTACACCATTATTGTAGATATTATTCAAGTCTGCAGTAGGTGCAGTCTTAATATAGAATGGGAAACCACCAGAATCTACATGGAATTCGTATTTTTTACCTCGCAACAAATAAAGTTCCGGGTCATCAGTATTTTGTGTAAAACCAATACCAGGAGGGTCACCTGCAGTTAAAAATCTAAACGTATCACTATTAACTTCTTCTAATGTAAACTTGGTGAATATTTCAGCATCATTCGAAATTAAATTCTTTTCTACAGTTACATTCGTAAACCCAACTGTTCCACCAGCAGAAATTTGACCTGACAAAGATGTTCCTTTGATATTACCAGTAACTGTCAGGTCACCATAAACATACTCTGCAGTCTGACCAATCGAAACTGGTCCGATAACATCGAGAGTATATGCAGGGATTGCAGAATTTATACCAATTTTTTTGGTAAGAGTAGAACTCGTAAATGCTGTCCCACCAACACCTACATCAAGACCAATATTAGATGTAGATACACCAGTAGTTACAAGTCTTTGTGCACTAATAGTAGTACCAACAGCTAGTTGTTTACTGACTTCAGTATCACCAATAATTACAAGTTTCTTGTCCGGTGTTGTAGTTCCAATACCAATTTTGTCACTATCGGCATCAGCATAGATTAAATTTTCATTGACTTGAATGCCATTTCTTATGACAAAATCCTTATCTACTGCCATTTATCTTGCTAATCAGGAATTATTATTTTTATTTATCAACTGATAACTCCGAAGGTTCTCCACTGATTGTTTGTTGTGTAGACCCAACCAACTGTTCCACTGTTCTCTGGATTTGCGTTGAAAACGATATCACCAGGAGTACCAGCCTCTGTTGGTATGGCAATACCTACAGTTAACTTTCTTGAAACTTGGGCATTACCTTGAATAAAGACACTATTAGTTTCAAAACCTTCATCTGATGTACTGATAACTTTTTTGGTAAATTCCACAGGTCCATTGAACTGAGAAAGAATATTACCCTTATCACCACCATCAACCATCACATTCCTTTCAATCTTAACAATAGACGCCTCAATGTAGTTGAAGTCAGATACATCATCAGAAATACCACTCGAATAGGGGTCTTCACCAGTATATGTTTGAACCGGAGTATCAAATACTTGTTCTCTACCTGTATTAGAAGCAATTCTCTTGTTGCCAATGAAGAAGTCACCTCTATCATTCATACCAGTGTAGTTAACAACACCACCGGCAATTGTTTGTGATTGTGCATTAATCTGTTGAGATAATGTAAGTCTCTTTGTCTGTTTGTCGGGGAATGCAGTCGAGTAGTTACCAGGACCATAACCAATATATTCAAAGGTATGACCGGATGCCCTGATGATTGAGTTTCTTCTGAATTCAACCGGGAAGAAATTAACCCGAGTAATAACTGAACCTATAACATGAGTATTTGCAATAGAACCATATACACCTCTAAACACTTTAAGTTGTGTAGTTCCACTTACTCTACTCACAGTAGTTTTAATTCTCATCAACTCATCATTAACTCTAACAAAATCACCAATTCTGAAGTCATAATCAGTCATGTTATTGACATTGATAGTATCAGTCGTTTTACTAGTAATTGCAGAATTAAGTGTGGTTGAGATACCTGCATAGATTTGACTTTCTCTACCAGATAATCTTCCATTTCTTGCAATTAGATCACCAAAGTTTCCAGAAGAACCAGATGGGAATATTTGAATATTGCCATCAATTACAGGAGTGACTGTACTAATACCTACATCGAGAACTACTGTGGTCAATCCAATTTTATCAATACAAACAAACGATCCATTATAGAATGTTTGACCCGCACCACTTACAATCACAGAATTATTAACTCTAAAGTTATTGTTCAGTTTTGTTGTTATAGTTGCAATACCAACATCTTTATTGTAAACAAAACTTTCACTATCGAACGATGGTCCAATAACGGAGAAACCACCACCAGATACTTTGTCTGGACCAAAACCTAATGTTGTAATACCAGGAGAACCCAGAACTGGAGTTACTTCAATCTGTTTAGTGTCTGAAATTGCGGCAATTCTATATGATTTATTGTAACTTCTACCATCATAATCATTGATACCTGTTATAGTAAGAGTATCTCCTCTGTTGTCATAAATTTTATTGACACTACCAGTGGCTGCACTAAATCCAGTTGTTGTTGCAATACCAACAACTCTGAAGTCATCACCAGCTGCGAATGCTGAACCACCATCCATGATTTGAACATCAATAATCTCACCAGCAGATGTACCATCAATGGTGACTAATGCAGTACCAAAATCACCAATCGATCCACTTGTGATATTTTGAAGTTTTGCATTATAGTAATATTGAATTGCGTTTGTGCCATCACCATATCCTGCACCAGGATTGTTGATAGTTGGGACAGTAATTCTATTCAATCCATGATCATATTGTGTAAAGATAGTATACGCAGTTCCTACATTATTCGATATAATTCCGGTAATTGCAACACCAACCTGTTGGAACACATCTTCCAATGTTTCGCCAGTGATACTATTTTTGGGGTCATTGATTACAACTTCACCGATATTATCGGGAACTGCATAACATGCAGCCGATGGTGCCTTTGTGACTGGATTATCTCTATCTAACTGTGGATAATAATTAGTGACTGGTTGCGAGAAAGCATAACCATCATTGTTGAATGGGAAGACTTTTGGTTCGTTTGCTGAATTAATTACTGACAGGTGATAAACACCATCTTGTTCTCCGTTGATATACTCATTAATAGTTTGTACATCATATACATAGAAATCTTTTGCAAAGTTTCTCCGAGAAACGGTTGGAAGAGCAGTAGTTCTTTGTGAGGTATCATTAATAAATGTACCTGCAGAAAGAGGAATAGAATTTACAGTAAAGGTTTTTGCACTCGTAATTCCTGCAACTTCATATGTACCATTATAACCAGAGTTACCTGTACCAACTGTTGGAAACAAACTACTTCTTACATTATCAATAGTGACAGTCGAACCAATAGAAAGTCTATGTGGCTTTTCTGTTGAATAGTATGCAATTCCGGCTTTATAATCAACACCCGAGATGAAACTAAAGTTTCTCATTTGGGAGTCATTACTCATCGTCACAGAACCTGGATTAAATTCTAGTGCAACTTCTGCATTAGTTGCTCCAGTAACATCACTCGATTCTTGAAGAATAAACCCGTCTAGTGGTTGTCTTGCTGAAGAGACACCAGTATTTGCAGGAATGACAAATCTCAACTGATGAATTCTATCATCAGATTGTCTAGAGTCTTTTTGTCTAATAATGTATGTTCTAGAAGTAATATTTCCAAGTCCACCTTCATTAAATTTTGAGAAGATGTTATTTTCTGTTGATGCGGATGATACATTTACATACCATTGTGATTCATCAACATCATATTGAACAGGATGTCCTACATCACCAGGGTCTTTATCACTAACTCTACTCTCTACAATAATCGTATCACCAAGATTATTAATACCAACCTTATTGCCAGTCAAAGAATCATTAAATGATTGTGCAACCTGAATTTGATTTGATGGTAGACCATCAACAATAGCAAAATAAACTCTATTACTGTCAAGACCATCAGGAAGTCTTCCATCATTTGAAATGGCTCTTACGGTCTCACCCTGTTTAAACTGGTGGTCTTCGGTGAACATGAACGTAGAGTTTGTAATGCTGTTACCGGTAGAAACGTTTCTTCCGATTCTTGCAAGTTTTCTTCCAGTTATTTTCTTTGTTGCATATGCAGTGTCATCCATGACGACTTTTGCCCTAAAGACTTCAGTCTGTCCACCAACAGGAATAACTACATTCAATGTCTCGTTATTGTTTGCACCAAATCTATAACCATTAACTGTACTTGGTGGTAGTACATCCTGATTAGTATAATTATAGAGATACATTCTACTTGTATCTGCAACACCTACAGTCTTTGTAATATCGATTGAAGGATATTCAATCGTAGTAAATTGTGGTTTCAGTGATTGTGGTGGAATAACTTGTGTGATATACCCAACATCATCTTGTGCGAATGCTAAATTTCTATAACCTCTAGAGATAAGTGCAGACTGTCCAAAGTTTGAGTTAGAGTTAGTAACAGAGAAGTCACCACCAGATTCTGTTAAGAATTGTTCTGCATAACCAATAGCAAAGATAGAAACCAACTGAATCAAAGAGTTATTTGACGCCTTGATATGATAATTTACATATTGTGGTTTATATACTGCATCGATATCTGTATGTAAATTTGCAATTACATTGGAGTCATCAAATGAACCACTTGTAGTATTATACTTTACAAATGCCCTATCATCAACTTGAAGACCAATTCCGGTGAATTGTGCAACAACCATTGATTTAAATCCATCTGCCTTACTGCCGTCGGCATGCATTCCACACATGCCATAAATGGATCTCTGCGAAACATTAAAGATATATGGTGATGCACTAGTTACAGTATCAGAAGAAAGTTCTACAGAAGAACCTAGTGGGTTTGGTAGTGCGTTAGCTGGAGGAACTGGAACTTCATATGCAAATTCAGTAACTCCATTTGCATCAGTGTCCAATACTTGAGTTACGAGATATGTACCATTATATCTTGTATCGGTTACATTATTGATAATAACATTAGTATCAACATTTAGACCAAAAATACCACTAGAAAGCTTAACATTAACACCTACAGAAGCTGTTATACCATCCCCAGACTTAATACTACTGATACCGACTGAGCCAGATACTGGTCCAACAATACGGTACTCATCAATCTTGGGTTGAATATCTACACCTGCATTTGGATAATCAGGTTCAATCTCTCTTCCACTTGCAGAACCATATGCAATACCAACTTTCTCATAATACATGTCTAGATCAGTACGATCTGTAACATAGTTAATGAAATCATCATTAATGTTTACATTATTCTTACCATCGGCATACTCAAAACCGGTAAGTTTATGGTGAGAGAATGTTGGTTTGAATGTAGAAGGACTGTAATCTTTATATGCGGGTCTCTGTGTATCAGCATCCTTCAAGGTAAACTGGAACATATAGCATCCACCAGTTAACCTAAAGATTGCGGATCTTTCGATTAAATTATTTTCTGGATTAGGAACATAAATTGGTCTGATGACAGTCTTTCTTAAATCCTGACCAATAATGGATACACCTCTGGGAATAATGACTCCACCATGAATACTATTCAGTTTATAAAGAATGTTATTACCATCAACAATATCAAAGTTTGATGTATTACTGAATGACTGAAAATCATTCGATGTAACACCACTTCTCAACAAATAAGTACCTGACCCAGTTGGAATCCAACCTGGTCTGTTATCGATGTAGTGTGTACCAGGAAACAGATAGATTGAAGTTTTCTCAAATCTATCATTATCAAGACCTACCTGATATGAAAATCTAGAGGCTTCAATTAATGCTCTTTGTAGAGTTCTAAATGGTCGAGCAAATGAGTTCCCTTGGTTCTCAATACCATCTGTTGCATCCAGATTACTTGGATCAACATATAAAATATTTCCTTTTACGTTCTTTAGAAAGTTATCTAATCTTGAGAGAGGCATCTTTCTCGCACGACATATCTATTATTAGATATTTATTACATAAAAAAACCACCCAGAATACTGGATGGTTGATTAACACAATAAAGTGCTTCCTTCACACGGTCTTTAGATTATATCATGGATTAATATCTGTGTCAAGTAAATATTCTACAGTATTTGCGACATCATTCATAGCATCTCTTAAGTCTTCTTGACCTCCAGAATGTTGGTCATTTGAATCTATATCTGAGACAAGAGACCATCTCCATTCTTTCATGGGTTCGGAGTACCAAAGTTGAATATTCATTCTACTCCTTTATTTTATATAGGAATCTTTATAAGGTTCTCTCCAATCTTTCAGTTGCTTGATCAGGAAAGTCTCTTGGTCTACTATCAGTAGCGTTATCAGTTCTAGCAGAACCTTCGTTTGCCTTCATTGTATGTTGGAAGTTTGGTCGCTTATATCTCAACCCTAATGGATCAGGCATCCAATATGTTACTTGCCATTCTTGATCAGGACATAACTCAAGATGCTTCTCTACAGAATGATTGAAACTACCCATTTGAACATGTCCATCATGAGTGATACATCTTTCATCACCATCAGGAACTAAAAATAATTGACTCATTCTCCAGTCCAAGTTGGTGGATGAAAAACACAATATTCATTGAAGGTAATTTTCATCTCCTTTTGAGTTAAGTTGCAGTTCTTTGCTGCCTTTGGAAGATTCCATTTGGCAGAGAACAACATTTCCATAGACTGACGGGTTTCTGATCTCATATTCGTAACAGTTTAGAATTTCTTCGTAAAGGTCTGGACGGTTCATTCTGCAGAAGTTACCAAAGGTTCTGCATAAACAATATCTTCTTTTTTAATCAATGCACGTACTAACTCAAGAACATTCATAAACTGCTCTACATTTTCACAATCAACAACTTTACTATTACCTTCACTTGAGTAGAGGTAGAACTTACGAAGACTTGTATCCACCACAACACGGGTCAGAAAGTCTTGGTCTTCTTCTTGTGGTTTGTAGGTCATTGAACTCCTGTCTACTCTACTAGTATAACGGTTCTGAATGTCTGGGTCAAGTGGGGCTGTGCTACTTCTTCTTCTGGCCTCTGACATCATAGTCATATCCAGAGATAGAGAACTGATCAGAACTTCCTGGGTACTTGGCAGGTGTTTCTCCCTCATACTCAACAATCAATGGTTCTCCATCAATTCTTTGTGCAGTAATCGTATAGAAACACTCAATAGGACCACCCAGATTGTTTCTAATCTGTATTCTCTTACCCCATTCAATCGACTCAACAAAGAGTTCTTGATAACAACCAATTGGAGTCAGATTGACACTGATTGAATCAGGATCGACTAATCCTTGCCAGTATGTAGGACAGGTAATCGTAGTACCCGTACACTTTCCTCTAATATAAACACCAGCCTCTGGACCCTCCATACAGATGTGTCTCAGTCGATGACCATCTTTGTTGGGGTGTTTAATATCAAACCCTTTCCAAGACTGAACGTTAATGTTCCCTGAAAATGTAGGAGCAGTAACTGTACCAGAGAAAGTTGCAGTAGCACCAGTCAGAGCACCATTAACTCGAAGTTGATCAATCTGTGCAGTAGAATGATAGTAGGGTGGGCACTGAGGTTTTGAATATGGGTTGGGAGTAGGAGTTTCTGCATAATTATTAAACGCCTTTTGAATATATGAGAAATTACTTGAGGGTAATCCTGAAGCTTGACCGTCTGAACAATCTTGTTTTCCCGGTGAACCTGGTTTAAATGGGCCAAATAATGAGTCTGTCATGATTTAATATCGTAATGGTATCCTACAATTGAGTATTGATCGTTGTTTCCTGGATAATCTGCAGGTGTTTCACCTGGATATTCAGGTATCAAACTTTCCCCATCCTTTCTCTCTGCATAAGCATGATAGAAACAGTGGATTGGAACATCAGATCGTGATTGAAGATAAATCTTATCTTCATCAATTTTCTTCACGATGATGTCTTGATGATCACCTATTGGTGTCAAACTGACCGTAATTGATTCTTTATGAACAAAATCCTTCCAGTATGTAGGAAGGTCAATGTAATCTTTATCCTTTAGTGTTCCTCTAAAGTATACATCATTGGTGGGTCCTTCTGGGCAGGTATGTCTCAACCTCCAACCTTCTTTTGAAGGATGAACAATGTCAAAGTTCTTCTTAAGAGATAGAATATGAACTCCACAATTAGAAATAATTTCGCCTTGTGCTGCTACGTGTTGACCAACAACAACTGAAGCATTGGTATTCACCATACCCATCAAAGCGGTTGAACCAACAACAGCTAAAGAAAATGGATTAGATGGAGGTCCATAACAAAATCCACCAGGAATTAAGGGAGGAGTAGATTCTGGATTGATCAGAGGACCAATCATCGAAGATGCCCATACATTAGGGAATAATGGAGTTCCTGTAATCGTAGGACCCTGAATATAACCAGACCCGCGAATTTCTGCTGGTCCTCTACCCAGACATTCTGGATTTCCCAGTCCAACAAATAATCTCTTACCTACATTTAAGTCAGGTACCTTCATGATTTAACCTTCCCCTCTGTCTTAAGTCTTGGCACATCCTTTCGTTCACCATATACATGATAATAACAGTCAATAGGAATACCTGGATTCGAATCGAGTATGACCTGATTATTCTGAATACCCTTCACAATAATACTTTGTGCCATACCGATAGGTGTAATTGATACCGTAATAGAAAGTTCTTCTACAAGGTCTCTCCACACCTCAGGCAGTTCAATTCTATCGTGACCTCTCAATCTACCTCTATAGTATACACCATGTTCAGGACCGTGTAAAGAAGAGTATTCAAGTTTTTTTCCTTTCTTTTGTGGATGTGGAATATTTAAAGTCATTATCCTACTGGTAGATTTTGTATTTCATTTTGTGACGGAAGAATTGAGCCCTTAATTGCTGTTGCACCATCTGCACAATCAATAAAGCCGCCATACATATTTAAGATTGCATTTCCGATAAGTTCAACTGTCTTC